CCCCAGTGTCCCCAAATGTCCCCAAATAAAAAAAATAACACTTGAACTAAGTTCAGAAAAGTCTATATAGAAAGTATGAAAGATACTATGAAAGTCATAATATATGTCATCGGGTATATCTATGGCTACATTAAAATCCGATGCACTTTATTATTTATGAAGAAGCATATAAATAATAAAATTAATAGCTTCAGAAAGGAGATAGAATGAAGAAAAAAAGAAATAGAAATAAACGTAGAGGAAAAAAGTTTGTTACGTTTACACCTAAACCAAAACCTGATGTGTTATTTTCTAAATGGCAAGGAAATATTATACCTATGCTAGGACACAAATATCAAGTGGGTGAATTGAAAAACGATTCAAAAATCAACACTGATGTCCTGTATACTAGCAACTATGATAAATTCAAGATCATGGAAGATAATCGAGATATCGATAATAAACATGTCGCTGAACTAATAGAAAATATTAGAAACAGAGGCCAACTGCAACCCATCATTATTAATGAGAAAAATGAAATAATTGACGGGCAACGAAGATTCAGATGCTGTAAGCTTCTGGGTATTCCAGTGATGTATCTTGTAAGTTACAAGACTACTATTAAAGATGTTTTGATGATTAATACATCACAAAAATCCTGGTCAAGTTGGGATTATCTGAAGGCTTATAGCCACACTAATCACGACAATTATGCAGAATACAGAAAAGTATTAAAATTTTTAGAAGACTACGTCTTGAGATTTGATATTGCTCTGTTCTTATTGTATGGAAAACCATTACAATACAACGCAGGTAAAGGACTTAAAGCTTTTAAATTAGGCACATTTAAAGTTGACAGTTTAGAAAAAGCTCAAAGACAAGCGAGCCAACTTCTAAAGATTAAAGCTTTTGCACCTAATCTTATAAAGATAGCGAAGTTCTGTAAGGCATTCTTACGAGTGTCTATTGTTGATGATTTTTCTTTGATAACTGGTTACAAACAGTTGGAGGCGAATACTAATAAATTCGACAGATGCCAGAATCAAAGAGATTGGGACGAGGCTATGGTTAGAGCTTATAACCATAATCTTAAAAAACCAAACAAAAGAATATCCATTTTAAAAGATGGGTTTTAACGCACGAGGGGGCCTTCGGGCCCCTTTCAAATTATGAAAAAAAATAATAAATACAGCTATATCAGCGGAAAACAGATCACGGACGTGGATACGGGCACCCGGTTTTATGACTTCCAGGGTATGCGACTACCAAGCGTTACGACTATCCTTGCAAAGACGAAGAATCAGAGTTATTTAACGGCCTGGAAAAATAAAGTTGGACATGAAAAAGCAGAATCAATTAAGAATCTATCATCAAAGCGGGGAACTGCCATGCACAAATTCTTGGAGTCTCATATCCAAGGAGTTGGCTACGATGATCTTACGCCAATCGGATGCGAGGCGAAGCCCATGGCCAACAAAATTATTGAGATGGGTCTTGCACCTGTTTCGGAATACCATGGTTCAGAAGTTATGCTACACTATCCTGGGTTGTACGCTGGGAGTACTGATCTCGTATGTACTCATAATGGTATGGAAACTATTGTAGACTTTAAACAGTCAAATCGCCCAAAGAGAGAAGAGTGGATAGACGACTATTACGCACAGATTGCAGCATACGCCATGGCCCATGATGCATATTATGGCTCTGCCATTAGACAAGGAGTAATAATGGTATGTACTCCTGACCTATATTACCAGGAGTTTCGGATCACGGACCAGGGCTTACGGAGCTGGAAGCACCAATTTCTTAAACGACTGGACCATTACAACGAACTCATATATGATGAAAAAGAACGAGCAAACGTAGATATGACCGACCTCCTAAAGGAATTTGAAAACGATGGACATTAATGATTATTGCGTGTGTAAGCAAAGAGGTATGAATGAAGGTACAGAAGAATTGATAAAAGAAATGAAAGAATATCGCAACGGAATGGTGGCACGAAATCTTCCGTTTCAATGGATCAGTGATATTATTACAAAATGGGAAATGAAAAAAGTAAAAACAACATCAGAACAATCACAGGACGAATTAGAGCCGATTACTAGTCCTATGTCAGATGAATAATGGTAAAAACGTGGCTGAAATATGTTCAAAAGAAGGCAGCTTCTACTATAAGAGATCTCACAGATTTTTAACACCTCTTAAAAAAAAACATGAAAAAAAAGTGTCTTTCTGTCATTTTAGACTATTATTGTTGGTATACAACAAAAGTAGCTGACAAAAACAGTGACAGAAAATGTTTTGATGACAGAATTTTTTGTCAGTTATTCATAATACCGCATAAAACAACTCTAGGGTGCCTTCGCGCGCGCGCAAGCAAGGTTTTCGTTGTCCTAATTATCTGTCAGATCTCTTATAGGGAGAATTAAGAAGATGACAGAGGAGAGCTTTTGGGATAAATTCCATGAGAAACACAACCCTAGATATCACTATGCCAAGAAGAAATGCAAAACGAAAATTAAACTTGAGCCCAAGCGAGCCAACGCCAATACCTTTTACAAAGTACAGGGTGAATTGGATAGACATCGTAAGTGATTCAAGTTGGGCTGATGACAGAGAATTCGGTCGCATGAAACTATCCCACCCGGTCAATGAGGGGTGGTTATATTCTAAAGATAAATATTGTATTAAATTGTTTGCTTCCTATGACAAGGAAGAGGATGGTAATATTACTTTTGGGGATCGGACGATGATTCCTCTTTCTTGTGTGAAGAAGATGGTAAAGATTTAGGAGTCTCAATTGCCTCTCCTTCAACAGTCTTCACATTCAATAGGCCTGCGTAGTCGGTTAGAATTTGTTTCATTTTGGTTTCTAGTTGTTCCTCTGTTAGCTCTTCTAATTTCCCATGTTTTATTATTTTTCTGTCTATGTATAGTCCTGCTGCTTTGCCACGATTGGTTTCAGCGTTTACAGCTGAGGAAAAACTCCCCTTCTTCAACGCTAGATTTTTAATTCTGTCTAGTTCTGCTATGTGGGTTTCGTAATTAATTTCAAACTTCTTAAGTCTCTCCTCTTTAAGTTCACCAACAAACTTTGCTACAAGTGGTGACAGTCTTGGATTCATAAGCTCTGATCCCTCCTGTCGTGCTCTGTTATGGCTGTAGCCAGCTAACTTTGCTGCTTCCATCTGTGAGACAGGTCCTTCTGGTCCACCAAATACTATGAACTCAGCAAATCTCTTCTGCATTTCTGTTAATCTTTTTGGAACTCCCATGGTTGACAATTTAAGGTAACTATCCTATAAAGTCAATATGAAAGATAAGAGAACATATAAAACTCGAAAAGAGCATAGCAACGATATGTCTTATGAAAACGAGGCTACAATTACAAATAAGGTAGAAGAGACAGATGATATGTTGTTATTAATTGAACAACATCAAAAAGAGATCTGGGAATGGAAACAAAAAGAATCTAAATGGATACACGATCAGAACTTATTAGAGGGTAGTAAAAGAATTATAGAAGAGCTGTCAACTAAGATGGTGGAAATGGGTAAAGTTAATCTGGCTTTGAAGAAGAGAGTACAAGAAGCTGAAGGAGAGACTACTATTGTTAAAGGTATAGGTATGAATTCTCCTGAGATGAAAGAGTTACAAGCTATAAATAAGAATCATCAAGAATTAAATGGAAAACTTCAAACAAGATTGACAGAGGTTGAAGAAGATAATAAGAAGTTGGCAAAACAAATTCAAGATCTAAATAATCGAAAATCATAATGAGAGTACAAGACATGCAACAGTTCCTTACTTCCTTTACAGAAGGATCAGATGCAGTAAAGAATGCTATAATACTTTGTGAAGTCAATGGTACATTATATGATGTGAGAAGAATGGAAGTGCATGAGAATGCTGCTCCAATCATTGGACACACGGGTCATACAGCACATAGATTAGTTTTAAAAACTCAAAAACCATCTAGTATTATCCTACCAGAGAAGCTACAAAAAGATTACTAATGCACGAGGTCGTTACCTCGATAAAGACATGGGTCCAGAGGCAAAATTATATCAAAAACTTCGTAAAAATTCCAAAGGAATTATCTGGAATAGGATTGAAAACCTTAGCTCTTTGGGGACTCCTGATCTATTGGGGTATAATAGTTTTGGCACATTTTTCACTGTTGAGTTAAAAGTTACCCGAGGGAATAAACTCAAATTTTCTTCACACCAAATTGCTTTCCATAAAACACATCCGAAGAATTCATTCATCATAGCCGAGGCCCGTGGTCCGAGGTCCATGAAACTTATTCAAATGTACCGTGGTTCACGGATCGTGGAGCTTGCAGCTTCCGGCTTGAAGCTTCCGGCTTGCAGCTTGGGGCTTGAGGCTTGCTGCTTGAAGCTTCAGAAGCTTGGAGCTTGAGGCTTGCCGCTTGTAGCTTCCTCTTCTCAGCTCTCATCTCCTTATAATATTTGGGTGATTTAAATTCCATTAGTGTTTTCCGTATATAACACGTTTAACGCTGCGGTCCCAGCACTTCCTGCAATCTAGGCACTTGTTGCCCTGAGATGCTGCTGGACAGGTCACCGCGCCGT